ATAAAGTTATTTATAATGTCTATAAGTGAAATAAACTGATAACCACCTGTTTCACCATTATAGTAATCTTCGTTAGATTGTGTTATTAAACCCATTTATTTAGTTTTCTAATTTATCAATATATCCTCTTTGAGCCATTGCTGCTTGTGCTACGGCCGGATCTTTTATAGTAACTCCAGTATAAGCTAGTATATTTATTATTAAACTAGTTTCTTCTGAAGGATGTAATTCAAAATTATTTGATCCTGTATTTGGCACGATACCAGCACCAGTAGCGGTTGGTTCGTATATATACATGTTGTTAGCAGATGTGTTAACGCTATACGCCCAAACTGGATCACTTGGCGTTTTAACGTAATCGACGGATAAACTAGTCAATGTATTTGGAAATACTTTAATCTCGTCTACTTGTCTATAATATATTGGATATTTTGCAGATGGCGCGGTCAATTTAGATGCTGTTATATAATTCCAATCTGACTTAGTAACTTCTTCAACTTGATCAGTGGTATTAGATACTGTAAGATTTACTAATCTGTACATATCTGCTGGTAAAGAAGTAGTACCACTGGTAAGAGTTAATGTTTGCGTTTTAGCAAATATATCTATTTTTTCTTTTTCTACTTTAGATAAATCAGCATAATCACTATTGATTACTCCAGATTTTTTCTTAACTAGTTCTTTATTATATTTATAATACGCAGATTCAAGTAATTCTAATTGAACTTGTCTAGCTATTTTATTAAACTGATCTGGTGTTAAATAACCTCTTTGCTCTTTGTTTAATATCAGTAATACTGATTTGTATACTTTATCTACGTTTATCATATTTCATATTTTGATATGAGATATGGGACCTAATACAGATCCCAAACCTCATAAATATTGTTATACTCCTATTTTCTTTTCAATAGACTTATAAACATCTAAACCTTCATCCGTTTTAAAGAATGCTGCCATTGCAGAGAAAGGATGTTCATCAAAAGGTACTGTCATAATTTTTTTACCATTCGCAGTCCATTTAAAAGTTCTTTGGTCTTCATCGAGTTTAATAATGTTAAATTCTGTAGCTTTGATAGCAAAGTTCCTTAACATTACATTATCGTCATTAACTAGTTCTAAGAACAAATAAGGTTCTCTTCTAGCAAATAATAATATATCTCTTTTTATTTCAGCTGAACTCATTTTAGATACTTCAGATCCTTGTTCAACTCTTAATACTGCTTCAGCGTGAACAACGTCCATTTCTAAAGCCATATTTAAAGCTTTAATTTCAGTCTCAATATCTACTACTTCTTCTTTAGCTTCAGCCACTGGGTCGTGTTCTGCGTAAGTCTTATTAAGAAGTGGATGATATAAAGAAAGTAATTTTTGCAAAGCTTGATTTTCTTTTGGTACATTTAAAACTCCATCTTCAAATATACACATTGCAATTGTAACTGGTCCTACTTGTTCGTCTACGAAACAAGATTTTTGGTTTGTAGCATATCTTAATTCCCTTTGATGACCTTTTTCAGGATCAAACCACATTAGTGGACTAACCTCACTATGTTTAACTGACATTGTGAATGTTAATGGTGACATACCATTTAATAGAAAATAAGTTCTATCTTTAAATTCCCATTTTTTTTCAACGGGTTCTGTTTTAGCTGTTGCCATAATATAATAAAATTTAATAAGTTTAATTTAAAAGTAAAATTACCCCCGAAGATACATCGAGGGTAAGATTACATTTTTTTGTATTATACTGTGAATAATACGAAGTTGTTAGCACCTTGAGTGATCAAACATCTTTCTGATAAGAAGTGAACATTCATTTCGTCTACATCAGAAGTATAAGCTCCACCAACAGATCCAGTGATCCATGATTTCATTCTACGATCATCAGCTTCAGAAGCTCTATATCTAACGTGCAAGAATGGACGTTTGATGTTTTTACCTAAAGATTGGTCATATACTGTAGATGTACCAGCTGGAGTTAAAACTCCCATAATATCATTGGTCAATCCACGAGTAGAAGCGTTGTTTAAGTATTTCCAGTCAGTTTTGTAGAAGTCGTAAGAACCTCTTCTAAATCCGTTGAAACCTAAGTTCAAAGCCATTTCCTCACTATTTTCGAATACTCCGTAAGAAGTACCACCAACAGTGTTAACAGTAACACTAGCAAGCATGTTATCGAAGTTCAACGACATATCTCTGTTTAAGAATAACATGTTTTCTTCGATAGCTCCTTGTTTGTCTAGGTTTTTAAGAATAGCGTCAAACTCAGTCAATGCTAAAGAACCAGCACCAGAGCCAGCTCCTGTAAATCCTTGGAATACATTACCTCTAGAAGTAATAGCGGCGAATAAACCTTCAGTACCTTTAACACTAGAGTTAACTAAAGCGTCGGAACCAGCAGCAGCAAGTTCACCTTCTACTAAAGCCATTTCTAAGTAATCTTCGAAACGTAAACGAGTTTCGTGCTCTGATTTCAAATACCATAAGTATCCTGAAGCACCGTTCTCAGTAGTAACTTCAACCCATCCTATTTGTGCTGTATCAGAACCTTTTACAGAGTATTTATCTTTTAAGATAATTGGAGAGTTAGAGAATTGTTTGAAACCTGCTTCAACAGATTCAGCCATACCTGGTGTACCTTTAGCAAACTCAGAACCATAAACGAATACGCTTAAGTTAGGGTTGGTAACAGCAGCAACGAAAGATGCTGGCCATTGAGCAGCGGTGTAAGGTTGAGCTGTAACCTCTGTATTAGCACCGTTAACCGCGCTTACATAAGCTTTTACGGTAACAGTACCAGTAGAAACGATAATTGTTTGACCAACTCTAATAGCGTGAACGCCGTCTGCTGATCCAGTAAATGTTAATACGTTATCGGTTGCAGTGTTTACAGTTTTTACTTTAACATTTCTGTATGCTAAGTGTAAACGTCCTTGTTCTGACCAAATAATTTGATCTGAAGTTGATGGTAATTCTGCTCCAACCATTCTTAAGAATGAAGAAACTGAACGATTACCATATCTTTCTACCTCTTGTTCGTAAACATCAGGTAAAAATTGTTTTGCGAAAGTACCACCACCTGAAACTGAGTCAAATGTTAAGTAGTTACCTGCAAATAATGTTTTTGTAGGTGCAGGGGCAAGTGAATAACCACCTTGCAATCCTAGCGTGCTTGAAAATGATCCTGGCATTTTTTAATTTTTTTAGTTGTTTTTATTTTTTTCCAAATCTAATTTTTAACTTAGAGTCGTCATTAACATCTAAAGCTTTAACTTGGAAACCATCAGGATTACTTGGTTTTTCTTGATACGTTTGTCTAGGATCCATGTCTATGTTTTTTGATCTCATAGTAGATTCTTTGATCGCATCGGCTCTGCCTTGATCGTAAAAATGTTGTGCTATTGCATCTCCATTCTTAGCTTGATAAAGTGCTTTGTGCCAACCAGCAGTGTCTTTTAGTTTTCCTTTGTCATCCACGAATTCCTTAATTAAATTAGAAACATCGCTTTGATAATTCATTACAGCTTCTGGGTTTTTCACTGAATAGCGGAACTTTTTATCACCAATACTAAAATCAAAACCTTTGAAATCAGTAAATAGTTTTTTAGTCTCACTAACGAAATACTCAGATAGCTCTTTTTGTTTAGCTTGTGTTAACTCTTGTTCTTCGTTATATTTATTGTAAAACTCGATAGCCTCTCTTTCACTTTCAGACAACTTAGAAGACAACTTGACTTCCTTGTAATATTCGTCTTTAAGTCCAGATAAGAACTTTTGAGCATTAGCAATCTCTTCTTTAAGAGCCATTTTTCTTTTACGTACGGTCTTTTCGTCGTCGTATTCTTCGTCATAAGAAAACTGGTCTTCAATTAAAAAGTCTATCTCATCCTCGTCTAGGTTTGGTCTAGTCTTTTTATAATATTGTTTTAATAAAGTCTCGTTGTCAACACTTGAATAGTCAGCATTTAATCTAACATAATCTTCTAATGTTCCACCTGTTTCCTCCATAAATCTAACAACTTCTTTTAGATTTTCTGGAACTACGACTTCATCAATTTGTTTTTGAGTTACAGGTTGTTCGAAAACAGTTTCCGGTTGTTCACCTATAACTACTACTTCTTCCTCTTCTTCTTGTTGATCACTTGATATTTCTTCAATTAAAGGTTGTAATTCTTGTACTTGTTGAACCTGTTGAACTTGTTGTGGTTCTTCATCTGTTACTTCTTCTTTGTTTGTAAAACCTCTTAGATCTACTTTAACAGTATCTGACTTTTCTCTAACTACTTCTGGAGCTACTTTACCTTCAGATACAGCTTGTTCTAATACCGCTTCTTCTCTTTGCGCTAGCGATAGATTCCCACTATCATCTTGCACTAAATTAACTTTAACTTCTGACATAATATAATATAATTGTTTATTAAATAATCATTAACTTGGATTAAACTGTGAAGTAGGTATTCCTCCCATCACATCGTTTCCAGCAGACTCAAACTCTTTAGGGTTTGAACCTATAGCACTTAAGAAATCATCGTCTTCTTTGAAATCGATTGGACCAGTGTCATTCTTTCTTTGATCTATCATTGCAGACTGTTGATTAGCTTGTAACTTAGTTCTATCGTCTTTTCTATCTTCTTTAAATTGCTCTTTCTTGTCAATCACTTGCAATTCCATTTCCTTAAGTTGTTTGTTTAATTCGAATTCGTACTGCATAAGTTCTTTCTTAATGTCTCTTTCTGTGTACAACTTCTTAATATCAAACTCTGTTTGAGCTTGTGCTAATTGAACTTTAGATTCAGCTATTCCTTGTTGTTTTTGTATTTCAGACTCAGCAGCTGATTGACCCATTTGTATATTAGATTGCGTTTGCATTTCTATATCCTTCTGCTTTGTCTGCTGATCTATCTGTTGTTTTTTCTTTCTTCTAACTTTAAGAAGTTGATTAGCATGTTTAATGTTTTTTATCTCTCTAATATCTATAGCATCTTCTAAGAAGATTTGACCTGATTGTAAAGACATCTGAATATTATTCTCTAACATTTGTTTTTCTTCAGCATCTGGTGTTAATTCTAAGAATATACCAAAGTCATGAAGATGAATGTCATTTATGTCCTTTAATACTTCTACATTATAAACGCCTAATGAAGATATAAAAGAATCTCTAGTCGGTGAATATTCTAAAACATCTGATATTCTAACAGCAACTGATTCCGCTGTTTTCAATGTTAAATATAAACTTGACTCTAGTATATGTCTTGTGGCTGTGTTAGAATTAGCAGCAGCTAATTTCTGTAATCCAACTAAAGCATCTTTACTTGGCGTGCTACCATCTCTAGCTTCGTTTAAACCAGTAACATCTCTAATCATTTGTAAGTAATAATTGTAAGTGTTAATTAAACTGGTTAACTTATCACCACCACTACTACTTCTTAATTCTTGAATAGGCATTTTACCGTGATTCAAATCACCATCTTGAGTCATAGATCTACCTACAACTGATCCAGTTTGGAAGTACATATTTAAAGCTTCTGCTGGATTGTAGTTTGTTCCGTTGCCTAAATCGATTTCTGCTAAACCATCTACATCTAAGTAAACTCCATCAGGTACCATTCTAGATAATACTTGTTGAAGTTTTAAGTGTGTTAATTGAATCATATCGGCAAACGTGATTGTTCTACTAACTAATGACTCAATTTTACCTTTATACATTCTAGGAGCAACAATATTGTAACTCATGTTTACTTTACCGGTATCAGACTTAGGTCTAACCATGTTTTTAGAAAGTTCCCATTGCAACATAATATCATGACCCATTATTTTAGCACCAGTATATATTACTTCTATAGATCTTGATGCTCTTTCGAACTCTGGATTTTCTGGTGGATTAAAGTTAGAATCTTTTTGTATTGCTTTATCTCCTCCATTCGCTGTTTTCTTTATCTTGTAAACTTCATTCATATAAGTTTTAAATTCAAAATAAAGTATAGACACTGTGTTAGCGTCTAGTGAATCATCTGGGGTATATTCGTTTCTAAATCTAGTGTTTGTGTTTGATGATTTTTTAGTTATATCTCTTAACTGATCATCAGTTATATGTGGGAATTGTTTTTTAACTTCATTTAAAGCAACTGATTTTACTTCTCCAACATAATATATGTCATCAAAGTAAGGCGATTCAGTATACGAGTAAACAATATCAGCCGGATCTACATACCTAAGAGTTATACCTTCTGATTTGTTAAAAGAATTCTTAACACATCCAATACCTATTGTCGTTATATCGTAATTAACTCTTGTTTGGATGAGATCATATTTATTTCTATCGAATACATTAGATAAAGCTTGTTCATTAGCTATTTCTATAGATTGCTTATAGTCTAACTGCATATGTAGATCTAACTCTTCATCTGATTCAGGTGTGTCTATAGTAGGATTGTTTCTAGTATCGACTTTATACATTTGTTTGATAGCATCGATATATTCCTTTGCTTTCATATCCCTCATTATAGACTCCATATAGTCTGTTCTTTTCTTTGTAGAAGCTGGATCTTGAGCATACGATCTTATCTCGTAACTTCTATCACTCATACCGTTTACTACGATATCAACAAACTTAGGTATAATAGGTATTGGTTTCCAATCTAAATTTAGGTAAGATAAATCTCCGTTTATAGAAAGTTCATCTTTATATTTCTTTATAGATTGCTCACCTCTTGCATATAGTCTTAATTTATGAAAGTTGTCTCTATTAGCGTAAAATCTAGTAGCTCCTGAATCTCTCTTAAACCACTCAGACTCTATAGCTCTACCAATGCTTAAACCATA